ACATGTCTCCTGCATCAACACCAGCTTTACTTTCAAGGCTTACCAGCTGGGCTCCAAGGAGTTTCAGAGTTGTTCCATAGGTGACACCATCCTTCAGGATGTAAGGCTTTTGGTAGAAACCGACCTTGACAGTTGACCCAGAGAATACTGGTGTGGATGGGTCAGTGACAGGTGTACCTTCAGTGTCAACAATGGGAGGGCAGTTGTCCTCATTCCAGCTGAACTTAACCTTGTACTTACCGTCTGCAACCTCTTCCCAGGGTTCAGGCTTGAGAGTGGAGCGACGAGGGTTCTTGAGCTTTGATTCAGCCCATTTGAGAGTTTCAGTACGATCCTCCTCCATGGAATCAATCAGATCTTGATCCTCAATGATGCATACCAGTGAGTGACCATACTTGGATGGCTTCAATACAGCCTGATATCCATCAAGAACAACAGGCTTATCGGTTTTGAATGTTTTACGTGGCATTTAACAAAAGAAATAGGTGGATTCGATAACGGATTCCGGTTCAAGGTCTCCAATAATCGGTGGTTCAGTCTCTGCTCCAATCTGTGAAGCAAAGTCTCTTAAGTAATCGTTCTCTGCAAACAAATGCATGTACGTCTCGCGTACGATAGTGGATAAAAGGCTCATGTCAGTAGCCCGACAGAGAACGGAATCATGGATCAATGCAATAGGTGCATCGAACCTTTTAACAGCTAATTGGAGCAGCGATGCATCCAATGAATGAATCAGATTTGGACTGGTTGCATTCTTGTGGTGATTAACATCAACCTTGTCACTGTCTCCAGTGGCTATGTTGACTCTCACCCTACCCATTAGTTTGAGATCAAGTCTGACAGTCTCTTTCTTCATAAACTTCTGGTGTGCAACAAAGCCTGAAGGTGTGACCCATTCAAGCTCTGTTGCTCCTCTCCTGATCGCTGCTGTTACTTCATTGTTGATCCAATCCATAACAGCTTTGGGACCAGGGAACAGTCTGAAGCAAGCCTCCCGCAGAGCGGTCGTGATGATTGTGACATCATCAGTACTTGGCTCCAAACCTTTTTCCTTCAATGCTTGTCGTACATATCCAGCGTTTGATCTGAACTTAGCATTGTAGGGGATTGTCATCACTAGCCTCTTGGCTACTGACCTGTCTATGTGTTCCTTCCATTCAGCAGGTATATCGTCCATAGCTTCATCAACTACAGCACGATATGCATCCTGGGGTGTATCTGAAGGAAGTACATTTACATACCTCGCTGTTGACGCATCTCTCGCCAATCCTGCCAGGATCTGCATTCCACTACAGGTGGCATCCGTGGCAATTGGGAGGCTAGTATAATTACGGTCACAATTAATGACCACGTGATAATACTCCTCACATGCGGCGAGGAATTGCCATGGTTCATCGGCTGCTTCCCATTCGTGTAAGTTATCTAGTGGATTTGTAGCAACACGTGTGATTAACTCATGATTGTTGTTAGTCCAATCAAGTCTTTCTTTCATGGTCTTTTTATCGAGACCATATGTTGTTGCTACTTGAAAGCTTAACCACTCCTCTGCTGAACTATTCACATGTGCTTCCTTGGCAAACTTCAAAAGAGATTTGCCGAAGTCAGTATCTTGTGGTGTTAGATATGCAGGGATTGGATAAGCTCTTCCGCGATAATCCAAACTCCAAGGCAGAAAGAACTGATCACGGTATCGATAACGTCTGACTGCCTCCATCGTCTTTCTTGTACGAACGCTCTTCTTAGCGTTGTCATTCAAACGATTGTGGTATTCAGCTTTCGCTCGACGATATTCAAGTCGAACTTGATCGTCTTCAATGTCAACTGGTTTTGGTGGTGCTTCTTCATGCCAAACAGGAATGAACTTACCCACTGTGATCCCAGCCTCATACAGGGTTTCAGCTACGTCTGCAATAAACGGGTTAATGCAGTATCCAACCTTTTGAATTCGGTTGAGATAAGCGTAAATCTGTTCTCCCTGTATACGGGGGTGATTGCTTCGTCTAACCATTTGGTGACCTTTCATCACCTCATTGAGCAGGTAACCACCAGGCTTGAACTCTGACCAATCATTAGGTTCGATCAGCATTGGCCATGCTTCAGGACTGAAAAGCTCTGCATTTGCCATCACCTCGTCCTTGATCTTAAGGAACTCTGGTGTGGGTATGACCACGCTTGGTGTCTTCTTCCCTTTCTGGATTGTTACACGCTGAAACCAACCTGTCGCTTTGATTACACAATCCAGCAACCAAGTTCCAAGCTTAATCCTATTAACTCTGCCCCAATTATCCCAAGGTTTAACATTATAGCGATTCATTAAAGTTCTAATGATCACAAGTTTCTGTTCTGTGCCACATGAACGATGCCAATAATTCTCCTTGAGTACATTCAATAGACCAGGAGCTTCTTGTTCATAGTGACGCATATGGCATTCATTCTCGATGCCCTTACCTATTGCCTCCGTGACATTTGCAAGCAGGTTTCCATCATCATCCCTGCTAAACACATAATCGAATGTAATTTTACAGGCAATTGCTGCAGCTGCTAGAGGTTCAATATCAGAGAGGTATTGTGCAATCTCTTTGAAGTGAACACCATTCTTGCGTTCTTTAATACGGTGAACAGTGTCTTCAATCTCCTTGATCACAAGCGGAAGCATTGTGTCCACGCTTGCAACGCCATAGATGGTGGCGCTGGCATAGCTTTTTTGCTCAAGCTGCTCTGTGTCCTTCCTTAGCTTTTCGAGGCCCTGAGCAATGGCCTGACGTTCGAGTTTCACCTGTTCATCGATCTGAGCAGGGGTTGCCATAGGCAGAATTCTCCGATGATTTTGATTAATGTGCACTAGTGCAACAGTGACGTGTACACTAGTGCAAACTATTAGATAGTGCAGCTTAGATGAGCAATCTAGTTAAATACACTAGAAACTGCTGAAGTGCGTGCCTTATCTGTCGCTTTACCATAGCGCAATGTGGTCTTATAGACCTTGTGACCCATCAGGTCCATCAGCACCCTAAGTGGAGTTCCAGCCTCAACATTCCATGTGGCAAATGAATGTCGAAGGGTATGGAATACATAGTGTGATTCCTTACCAATCTGTCTACATGCCTTCTTAAAGTACCATCTAACAGACGTGGGATTGATCCATTCATCACCAAAGATAAGGATGTCTGGATGTGTATCAGTACATCTGCTAACTAAGATGTCACGAATGGGTTCAGCAATAGGAACCGATCTCCAATCACCATTCTTGGTGTTGAATCCTGGTCGCCCGCCAAAATAGATATCACCTTTCTCAAGGTCAACATCTTTGGCTTTGACTGACAGCAATTCACTGACACGTCCACCAGTACAAGCTGCAAACCTGATCAACTCAGATAAGCGTGGGTTAGTGATAGCGCATAGCTGATCAACTTCCTCCTTGGTGAAGAACCAAGGTCTACCCTCTGACTCCTTGTACTGTTTGACTCGTGGTGGAACCCATTCAATCTCTTCTTCATCGTAAAGATGGTTTAAGACTGTTGTGACTGGTGACAACCTTCTGTTGATTGTTGACGTGTTTACTTCTTGATCCTCCAGTTCTAATTGATAAGAACGGAGAAACTTCCTTGTGATATCCCTTAGTGGATAATCAGCTCCAGCAAATTCGGTGAACTTCCTGCAATTGATCTCTGTTGGGACTCTGCCACTGCCATGTCTCCATGAGTGACGTGTTTTGAAGGTGTAGTCAACACCTTGTTGCCATGTTTCAATCATAAAGATCAGAAATAAGGTCTTCGACTAAATCCTTACCCTTTGCGGATAAAGAACAAATGATCCTACGTCCGTTATCAGGATCACGCTCCTTGAAGACCAACCCTAAACCCGGTCTGCCACTCCGATGTTTAGTGCTGAGCCAATCAATGTTGCGTGAACTCGATGCCGTGGTGAATCCCAGATCCTCCTCAAGTGCCTCCTTGTGACAATGATTGTGACTGGCTATGTAGAGGAAACATGAGATCACCTGCGCAGGAACCTCACGATCTAAGACACGAAGTCGTTCGATCATGCACAGAATCCTTTCCGCTCTGTCGTCGGTAAGCTCTCGCCTT